CTTTGGGAACGAAAACGCGGCAAGCAGGATTGAAGCCGAGGCATTGAAGCACCTGACGGAAGTTTCTGAGGAACTCAAAGCGGCTTCTGACATGTGTCATGCCTCTATACAACTCCTTCGGGAGGGACCGTCGTATGGAGTGTACGCCGACTTAGGCGCGGCGGTAACAGAGTATTGCGCGGTTCGCAAAGAAGTACAGGGAAGCCGTGGTATTTACTTCCCTCCGCCCAACCTGCGAGGATTCCCTGCGCTCCGCTGTAGTCACGGTGACGGGAAGTGTGGACTTGAAACTGATGCGCGTATCCGCCTTGATGCTGTCTATGATTTTGCCGAGCGGGTTCAGGCAAGGGCGACAGAAATGGGCAACGTCACAAAGTGTTGTGACTGTGGCGATGTGGCGGCGGCGTTAGATGCAGAAGCCCGCGCATGGCACGAAGATGCTTGGCAGAAAGAGGAGGCGACGAAATGACAAGCGACACCAGCACAGACAGGGCGCAGATAGCGCAGTGGAGGGCGGACGGAATGCCGCAGGTGGGGCAGGCAGGAGAAGTCGAACGGCTGAGGGCAGAACGAGACGAAGCCCGCGCAGAAGTGGTTCGCCTGTGGGAGTGGCAGGAAACCGCCTTCAAGGTAATCGCGCAGTTGGACGCCGCCCTCAGCCGTGTCGCAGAAATGGAAGAATCCCTTCGATTGCAGCGGGAGTTGTCGGAGGAGATGGCGGGGAAGAAAGGCGAGAAGTGAACCATTTTCCCTCCTTCCCGTTTGCACGGTATAATACACGCATAGTTTCAAATGCGGGCGCGTTTCCCTGCGCCCTTAGTGGCTTTTCTGCCGCTGATACCCTCCCTACGATGGGGCAGGTGTCGGCGGCTTTTCGTTTGTCGGGTGATTTGTCCGTGGGAGTGAACTGATGCGGCTGGTGCCTACCAATCGTCGGCTGATACGCTGCCCGCATTGTGAGAACATCGTGGCAGAAGCACACGGGCAGCTGATTACCTGCGAGGTAGCCGTGCGGGGGCGCAACCGTCGCAAGATAAGTTTTAGTGGTGACGCCCGGTTCGTCTGTGACAAGTGCGGGCATGGCTGGGAGCGAGTAATGACTGAGAACGAAGCGAACGAACCGAGTACCGTCAATGCCTAAAACGATAAACGAAGGGTACGAGGAAGTCGCATTATCCCGCCTGAAAGTGCATCCGCAAAATGCCAATCAGGGCGACTTCGGCGCGATACAGGAAAGTGTGCAGGAGAACGGCTTCTTCGGTGCGCTGACTGTACAGCGTTCCACCGGACGCATTCTCGCAGGCAACCACCGCTACGAAGTCGCCAAAAAAAAGAGGGCTTTGAAACCCTGCCGGTTATCTGGGTAGATGTGGACGATGAAGCGGCACTGCGTATCCTGCTCGCCGACAACCGAACCGCGCGTTTAGGTTCCGACAATGAAGCCGCGCTCGCCGAACTGTTGACAGAACTCGCAGGCACGGAACGCGGATTGGCTGGAACGGGTTTCGACGGGGATGATTTGGATACCCTGCTGAATGACTTGGCGGGACAGGCGGGAACCGAACTTCTCACAGACCCGGACGAAATACCCGATAATGCGCCGACACGGTGCAATGCGGGCGACCTGTGGCAGTTGGGGCGGCATCGAATAATCGTTGGTGACTGTCGAGACGCAGATACCGTTTCGCGCCTGCTTGACGGTGCAAAGATAAACGTGGCGGTGACTTCACCGCCCTATGCGTCCCAGCGCAAATACGACGAGGATAGCGGATTCAAGCCGATACCGCCCGATGAATATGTGGAGTGGTACAAAGCCGTTGCTGATAATATCGCAGCACACCTCGCGCCCGACGGCTCGTACTTCTGCAATATCAAAGAACACTGCGACGATGGACAGCGGCATTTGTATGTTAAAGATTTAACCATCGCCCACGTTCGGCAGTGGGCATGGCGATTTGTAGACGAGTTCTGCTGGGATAGGGTACACCCCGGCTTTCCCGGTTGGTTTCCTAATCGTTTCAAAAATGGTTGGGAGTCTGTCTTTCACTTCTGTAAACAAAGCGATATTAAGTTCCGCCCTAATAATGTTTTAGTTGAAGGGACAGGCGAAAAATGCAAAGCCGGAAAAATGAACATCAACGGCAGCGGCTTTGCGGATTTTGAATGGGACGGCACACAAGGGGCAAGACCGAATAATATTGTCCGCGTCGTGATTGGTGAAACAGAAGGAGCCGTCTCGCATACTGCCACTTATCCCGTAGCACTTCCTGAGTTTTTCATAAAGGCATTTAGCGACAAAGACGACACTATTTACGACCCATTCATGGGAAGCGGCACAACGCTGATAGCCGCAGACCAACAAGGGCGCATCGCATACGGTTGTGAAATATCGCCACTGTACGCAGATGTAATTCTCGCCCGGTACGAATCTGCGACAGGCAAGACCGCCGAATTGATTGAACATGGCACGACCAACCAAGTTTGACGACACCCGCTCAAAGCGTATCTGCGACCTCCTGCGGGCAGGTGGAACCCGTACCGCCGCCGTTCGTTCTGCCGGTGTGGACTATCATACATTCCTATCGTGGCTGGGACGTTTCTCCAGTTTCTCCAGTGACGTACTACGCGCGGAGGCTGATTGTGAGAACATTCACGCGGCAACGTTCCAAAAAGCGGCGATAACGGGCGACTGGCGGGCTTCTGAGAGTTGGCTGAAACGCAGACGGCGCGAGGAGTGGGGCGATAACGTAAATGTCAATATCGACCGAGAAATTGCCGACATCATGGCGCAACTGGCCTCTGCCCGCGAAGCAGCGTCTCAGGGATGAACTCGCCAAAGAGTTACAGAAGTTCGGCACGGCAGCCAACCCCGCGCCGACACCGTACCTCTCATTCCGTGAGTTCGTCGCAAAGGTGCGCCCGCGCTTTCAGTGGTATCGGCATTGCGTCATTCTCGCAGGCGTCCTGCAGAAAGTCGCAGACGGCGAACTGCGGCGCGTCATGGTTTTCATGCCGCCTCGGCACGGTAAATCGGAGGAAGTCTCCCGGCTGTTCTCCGCCTATTACCTCTACCGCTACCCTGAACGCTTTGTGGGCATCAACTCCTACGCGCAGGACTTGGCGAACACCCTGTCACGCGCAGCTCGTGAAAACTACAAAGCGGCAGGCGGCAAGACCAAAGACGACGCGGACACCATCAAGCAGTGGGAAACACCGCAGGGCGGCGGGCTGTGGGCGGCAGGTGTGGGCGGGCCTATCACGGGCAAAGGATTTCACCTCGGCATCATTGACGACCCGCTGAAAAACGCGGAAGAAGCGCAAAGCGAGACGATCCGAAACAACCACCATGAGTGGTATCGCTCGACGTTCTACACCCGCGAAGAACCCGGTGAGAGCGCCATTGTCGTTGTGCAGACCCGTTGGCATGAAGCAGACCTGTCGGGCTGGCTGCTCTCCGAGGAGGAAGCGGACGAAGAACCGGAAGGGTGGCACGTCGTCTGCTTCCCCGCGATTGCGGAACCTGTGGAGGACAGGCAGGAGTTCCCGCCGACCTGCACGGTGGAGGCGGACACCCGCGAAGCAGGGGAAGCGTTATGCCCGGAACGCTACCCCATTGACCGACTGCGAACCATCATGCGGCGTGTGGGCGAGTATTTCTGGTCTGCGTTGTTCGGGCAGCGACCTACGGCAAAAGACGGGCAGTTCTTCAAGCCCGGTGAGATTATCGTGGAAAAGGTCGCGCCTGCGTTTGCCCGTTCGGTACGCGCGTGGGACCTGGCGGCAACCGAGGGCGGCGGTGACTATACGAACTCTGTCAAGATGGCAGGGCCAGACAGAAACGGACTGCTCTGGATACTTGACGTGGTACGCGGGCAGTGGGGCCCGGAACGCGTAGACAGCGAGCTGAAAACGGCGGCGATTATGGACGGACGCGGAACGCACATCCGGCTTGCCCAAGACCCCGGCGCGGCAGGCAAGCGCGACGCGCGGAACATTGTCAAGATGCTGGCAGGCTATCACGTCAGCGCGGAAAGCGTCAGCGGGTCAAAGGAAACGCGGGCGCGTTCGTTCGCGTCGCAGGTAAACGCCGGGAACGTTCGCATGGTAAAGGCACCGTGGAACGCAGCGTATATCGAGGAACTACGCGCCTTTCCAAGAGGGGCGCATGACGACCAGGTGGACGCCTCCGGCGACGCCTGTGAAGTGCTTATCGGCGGCAAGAGCAAGTCAGTAATCAGCGGTTAGAAAGGGTGGTGAGGGACATGGCGTATCAGGACGATATTAGTGAGGCGTTAGCGCACATGGCGGCGCAGCGCGAGGATTTAGCGCGGTGGCGCAACTACTACCACGGACGCCATGACACGGCGTTCGCTACCGACAAGTGGAAGTCTACCTTCGCCTGTATGTTCCGCAACCTGTCTTTGAACCTGTGCCGGGGAGTTGTCAATGCGCTCTCCGACCGACTGGAACTCACCGGCTTTTCCGTAGAGGCGGGGCAGGAGGCGGCAGGGGAGGCCGCGTGGGATATTTGGAACCGGAACCGCATGGATTTACGGGCGGGCAAGGTACACAACGAAAGCGCACAGACCGGTGACAGTTACGTTATCGTCTGGCCCGGTAGAGACGATACGCTCGCCCGTATCCACCCGAACGGCCCGGAAACCATGCACGTCTGCTATGACGAGGAGGACGCTACGCGCGTTCTGTGGGCGTCGAAGATATGGAGCGTAGCCAACACCGAAGGCGACAAAAAAGGGCGGCTGTACCGCGCCAATCTGTACTACCCGGAACGTATCGAAAAGTATGTTACCCGTGGCGCGGTGTCACGGATACCAAACGACGCTGACGACTTCTTTGAGTACTCCGACGAACCGGCGATAGCGAACCCTTACGGTATCGTGCCCGTCTTTCACTTCCCCAACAATGAGTGCGGCTGCACGGGCGAAAGTGAACTCGTTGACGTGGTTCCTTTGCAGGACGCATTGAACAAAAGCGTTGCGGATATGCTGATTGCAATGGAGTTTGAAGCGTTCGCGCAGCGGTGGGCGGTGGGTGTTGAGGGCGAAGTAGACCCGCTGACATTGCAGGAGAAGCCCGCCTTCCGCGCCGGGGTAGACCGTATCTTCCAAACCTCGAACGACCTGGCAAAGTTCGGGGAGTTTAGCCGTGCCGACCTTACCAACTTCCTCGCGGTGAAGCAGGACTTCAAGTTAGACATCGCGCAGGTGTCGGGAACGCCGCTCCACTATCTGAGTTTGATGAACGACCCGCCCAGCGGCGAAGCGTTAAAGACGCTGGAAGCGCGGTTCACGAAGAAGTGCAAAGACCGGCAGACGGCGTGGGGGAACGCGTGGGAAGATGCTTTGTCGCTTGCCCTGCGGATAGACCACGGGGGGAGTGAAGGCGTCCTGCTGTCTGCCGAGTGGGTAGACCCTGCCCCGAAAAGCGAACGCGAAGCAGCGGAAACGCAGACACTGAAACAGCGGGCGGGCGTGTCCAAGCGGCAGAGCCTGCGCGAGATGGGCTACACCGACGCGCTGATTGAGGAAATGCTGTCTGAAAATCAGGAGGAGACTGACCGGGCGGCAGAGTTGGCAATGCGGAGTTTTGACGCGGGCGAAATGGAGTAAAAAATGACAGAAGCAGAATCCAAAGAGTTAGCGTTAAAAGAGGAAGATGAGTACGCCCTTAAATGGCTGGACGGGAGGCGTGTCTATTGCATTAATCGTCTTTGTGACACCCATAATCGTGAATACCAATCTTTAACAGTGTCGTGGGACGTTGCGGACGGACTTGTTCGTTGCGAGAAATGCGGACAGATATATAACCCCGCGCAGGAGGCAGTCACGCGGTTTCTCTTTCGTCAATACTCCAAAAAGTCCAGCATTCAACTCACTGTGAGAGTGACACAAGAAATGAAAGACGCTATCAA